CGTCTGTTTCTTCGCTGGCCGCATCTCTGTACAGGGGGTGCGCCATGATTAAGACCTACGATCTCCCCGTCGACCCTACAGAACGTTCGGCCAACCTCATTTCACTGTCATTGCTGATGGATGAAGTGCTGAAAGGTAACGCTGACAACCGGGATGAATACCTGGCTGCTCTTATCTCTCTCTTCGAAGTGTACGCCCGCGACTTACACAGCCTGCTGGAAGGCCACGCACTGCCGGGGGTGGACCATGATTAAGCCTTCTCATAAAGCCCGTATTGCGGCTGCCATGAAGTGTATCGAACAGGCTTCTGCCGTATTGATCGCTCTCAGTCATGCTGCCGAAAACATGGAGCCCTGCGATATTTCTGACGCCATTGATGCCTGTTCTGGGTTGGTCAATGAAGCGCGCGCTGATCTGGCGATGCTGGAGGGTGAGGCATGAACATCAATCTCCTTTATCGCCATCCTGCAGAAAATGATGTAGATGCGATGCTCTCCCGTGAGCATGCTTACCCGGACTCATTTTCTCTGGCAGAACGTACAGCGGAGCGTATGACTCGCGCTCGCCGCGGTATTTCTCACGTCATGACGGAATTGTTGCCGAAGCTGGAAGAGGATCAGCAGGCCGAGCTGTATTGCTGGCTGGATAAAGTTCTGCTGTTGGTTGATGTAGCACGTATTGATGCGGAGGGTGAGGAATGAGCAAGCTCCAATTGATTGATGCCACCTGCCAGGTAGAGCAGGCTCAGGCCGTTTTATCCATGTGGCTGGAAAGCACCACAAAGAACTCCCATCCCGATTTGCCTCGTCTTATCGGCTCCGTTCTCACGCTGTTGCATGGAGTCCCGCAGGCAATGGAAGAGGCAGAGAGCCAGTTGGCTGATTACGTGATGCGTGAACACCAGGAGGGCGAGGCATGAGTAATTCGAAAGAGCAAAATGAAGCGCTATCAAACCACGCCGATTACGCGATCAGCTCACCGCTGGCGGAACGCATCGCAAGGGTTTGCGGTGCGGTGTGGGTCCACAATCTGGCTTTATCTGGTATCGAGGCAATGACAATCATTACACCGGAAGGGCGCTCAGTAGATACGCCACTGAAACCGTCAGATGTTGGCGCTCTGATTGATGCCTATCTGCTGCCGGTTATGAAATTGGTACACAAAGAGTCGTGGAAGCTGACAACTCTGGCCGAACTCGAGCTATGGCAGAACGAGGACTGGACGCTCTCCGAATACGGCATTGCCAAGTGGAACATGCTGGTGAATTACATCGCTACGCATATCGACAACGTGGGGTATGGCGATGCGAAACATTGATGTAATCCGCCATGTTTCTGAGGCCGCCCGCGGTCGCTGGCCGGACGTACTTTCACTGATGGGGATTGATGTCCCCGCCTCACCACGCGCGCAGGTCGCCTGCCCGGCATGTGGGGGAAAGGATCGCTTTCGTTTCGATGACGACGGGCGCGGGGCGCACTTCTGTAACGCATGTGGTGCTGGTGACGGGCTGGAGCTGGTGAAGAAGGTTAATAGCTGCGACGCCACCCGGGCCGCTCAGCTGGTGGCCGATGTGCTGGGTATGGATGTACAGGCCATGCACAAACCAACCGGGGAGGAAGTATCACAGTTGGCGCAGCGCCGGGCAGAGCGTGAGCAGCTGCAGGCCGCAGAGCGTCAGGACATGGCGGCGCGGTTTACTGCCAGCCTGGACAAACTAATCACCCAGGCGCTGCCGGGAGAGCCTGCTTACCTGACTGCGCGCGGTCTGTGTGACTTTACTTTCCCCGTTCTGCCGGATGGCTCCCTGATGCTGACTCTGATGGGCAGCGCCGGTACCACCACGGCCGTTCAAATCATCGCGCCTGACGGCGGAAAGCGCCTTATTTCAGGCTCTGCCCTTACCGGGGCGTGGCATGCAGTGAACGAGCCTGAAGAGACTCCGCTGCCGGAGCCTCAGACAGTGATTATTGCCGAGGGGCTGGCAACGGCCCTGACTGCCCACCAGCTCCGCCCGGATGCGCTGGCGGTGGCCGCGATTAATGCCTGAAACCTGAAGCCGGTGGCTCTGGCGATGCGGAGTCGTTACCCGGAGGCGCAAATCATCATTGCGGCGGATAACGACTGGCATGCAGAGGGGGAAACGGATGACCGCGGCAAACTGAAGGTGAACACCGGGCGCATCAGCGCAGAGAAAGCCGCTCAGGCCGCTGGTGGGTGGGTGGCGCTGCCTGCAGGCGAGTTTAAAGCCGACTGGGACGATCTGCGCCAGCGCGACGGCATTACCGATACCCGCGCCGCGTTCAGTGAATCACTGTATCAACCGCAGGGAGAGGATGTATCTGTGTTAGCTGAAGTGACCGTGACAGATAGCGCCAGCCAGAAACGCAACGCACAGAAACCCTACGTGGATAGCCGTCGCAATGGTCTTTACTGGGTTGAGCCTAAAGAAAAGGGTGGCGAGATCACCGAAGTAGAGAGCCTGCTTTGTTCTGCGCTGAAAGTAGTTGGCGTGGGTATTGATGACAACAGGACGCGCTACCTGGTGTTGCGCTGGCGGGCGCTGGGAGCGAAGGAAGAAACGACGCAGGCGATCCCCCTTGCTGATATTGGCGAAAGGGAGG